ATATAATGGCTCACGGCACCGTTTTATACGAAAACTGGCAAAAAGGTGGTTCAAACATCATGCGAAACGGGTTGACCATACCCGTAATCTTTCGCTAATATTTTATCCACAACGGCATGTCGATAATGCAGCAAATGGTGCTGAGGACTGGTGAGACAGTCCCTAACACCATTTATAAACGAATACCACTCTAAATGTGTCAAGCGGTAACGTTTACATAAATCCGCATCTTGTTTATAACCTAAACTCTGAGTAATAACATGATAAGGCATCTCTACTTCAACATCACTAACACAATTGTACTTTGCAGCCAATAAATCGTGCAGTGTGTTGCTATGCATGTTATTATATGCATGAATCTTTGTCGACTCAAATGCAAATGAGCGATTATATAAAGTTTGGCGCTTACCACCACTACGTACTTTCGGCACATCGCGTTTCGACCAACCGCACATGCGCAAATACGGACCCAAATTTATAAACGGTTTATAATTCTCATCGGGAGAAAATTTTAAAAATTGGAAATCCTGTAGAAACTCTACATTGTCAATTGTGACCGAATATCCAACTTGAGAAATCAAAACCGGCAAACGCGCCCGACAATCATCAACAGTTTGAAAATTAAATCTACTCACATGTGTTGCCATCCACAACTGAGACAAATTGTTGATTATAGTCGTCAACGTTGACCCACTATACAACCGTGGAACGTTCGGTGATAATACAGCACAAACAACCCCATGGGTATTTGCCACACGTAATGGCATGGACAATTGCTGAATACACTTTAGCATACACTCAGCAAAATACCCCGTGTCCTTGACAATATATGACAAGGAATCGAAAATCTCGACTTGGTGCGATGAATCAGCACTCGCTATATCCAAATTACACTTCATCACACCATCACCACACCGGATAGACAATATGGCATCATCACTAAAATAATGCCAATTCACCTTCTTAGAACACACATCAACTTGGCGGAAAGCATCAGACAACTCCTGAGCGTCTGGGGTAGCATGAAATTTACAATCCACTTCACTCGAAAATTCATACTGAGCCATGAATTTCTTGAAAAATTCACAGCACACGCCGGCAACTAAACTGCCCTCAACACCAATATCACAAATGTTCCTCGGTTTCTTACCATATTTAGCCCACTCCGAATTTTTAATTTTGGTTTTAATCTGTTTTGCATTGAGTGTCAACCACCCTAAACGCAAGTCAATGTCTGCTTTCGCTGACATTCTTAAATCACGTTTCACGTGAGGTAACGTCGGATATTCAAACTGCTTATCAAACCAATCACAAAAATTACTATAAAAATAATCCTTGAAACTGGCTTGCAAGTGTGCCAACCTACGCTTCCATAACCGTGTACGTGCAAAGTCTCGTATGAACACTTGAACGTCACTCTCACTGAGATTATCGACAACAGAAACACCGTTCTCCAACTTATAATATTTCCTATCATAGGACAATAACCGCGGTAAGGACGCGGTTATATTCACATCGCTCTCATTATAAATAACACCTGCATGGGAAAAAGTCAAACCTGTCTTCAATCTATAAAACTGTGATTTCTTAAATAAATTGTTAGTGAACGATATTGTTCCACAATTGGGAAACGAAACAACACTATCGCACATATTTCTCTTAATACTGCGCAGCACAAAAGTGTTGGTAGCAACAGAAACACGCGCCGCATCCACCAAACAACTGGGTGCTATCACAGCTTCCAACCTCATAGGGCCGGTGAAAAAGCACCCAATAATCAGCGACCCCACCCCCTAGACAGTGCGAAAGCGCTGTCCAGAGTAAGTGGCGCGCCTAGCGGCGGCAGCAGAGTAAAAATGAAACAAATATTGCACATAATCCTCGCGCACACTTGGTTCTAAACTCCGCCACCATGCCAACTTAAGCTTATCCATGCCACTTGGTGACTCCGTGTTAAGCCACATAACTATAAAATCCAAATACGATTCAACGCTTCTGGATGACATGTTCATGTGTGCCACAACAAAATTAATAAAATCAAAAGACAATTCAACTTCCCTGACAGTGTTATAATCCACAAACAAATCGGACTGGATAGCACGCAATGGCTGAACCCACCGATTAATTACACCATTAATAGGAACGAAACTATTAAATGGTTGCTCAACGATTTCTGGAACGTCTGCTTCATCAAAATATCGATCAAGCCTCGAATTGACGCTCATAATAAGAGAATCGTACATTGACGCCACGGCATCACTTGCGTCCTCCAACTTGGGCAGACTGGCACGAGATATATAGCCAAATAAGCGTCCCATACCGCTCGCTACCATCTCACCAACACCTCTGCCCGAGTAATGTTTAGCATACAAACTAACAGGACGCATATCCTGCGGGGCGTAAACAACGACCTCCGGCTCACTAGAGATAACACTAATTTCGTCGGTCTCGCGCCCAGACTCACTAGTATTATTGCCACTCTCGTCGCGTTCACGCGGCTCATCTCTAGGACGTCTATGCAAGTGGTTTCTTGCTTCCTTCCTTGCACGCCGTCGTTGCTGATGATCGTCAAGATCATCAGTGTTTGTGGCACTACCATTATTTCCATTTAGAGACTTATTCACACCAGTCCCAACCCGAAAAGGATCAATGTCCTCGACAGTAAGTACTCTAACCTCACGGATAATGATAATCTTAGGCTGTTTCTTTTTCCTCGGCCGCTCACCACCGGAATTTAAATTATTATTGGAATCGGCAACCCAAATTAACGTGATCACGCAGCTGAGTCAAGCTGCGTGCGCCGGACACCCCTACGTCGTAACGGGGCTGATATTTAACGAGCCTCCACACACTAAAGCACACGCTCGGTCCTTACTTTACACTGCCGCATAGGTGTAAGGGTACTGTCGAAACACCTTTTAGCCATCCTTTCCCTTAATCACTGACGAAGATCTGGTAAATTGGGGATGACCGGTCTGCAGTTTACCGGAAGAGTTAACATTCTACGGGCTTGCATGACCAAGATTAAAATAAACGAAACATAAAAATTCACATCACAATCTCATGCGGCAAGGGCGCTCCGCGAAAAATCGCTATGTGTTACTGCGCCTTAGTAACACAGGTGGTTTATCTCGTCCACCAACGGTAATAACCCAATTAGCACAAAGCCGAAAACAGTATCAACTGTTTACCGACTGTTGCGCCGCTAGGTGCCAATATCTGAAACTTGATGTCGGCCTGTGCATTTAAAGACAACACAAAAGTAATATTGTACTCGCCAGTGGAAGATCCACCACTATACACATACCAAACAATACTCTGTGCAGTTGCCTCCACACCATCAACTAACATCTTCATTCCAGCATTCCCAGCGGAATTGATACTCCCACGTACCGTCACTGCAAAATTACCCTTTGGAACAGTAAATGTCCCGGCAACAGGTGCGGTGCTTGCGGAAATCAAAGCCGTAGTGGTAGTTGCCAGATCCATATAGGCTTGAGTACCAGTCTGATCGGCTGCAGTGTAAGCAAAACTAGCCCCGGACGAACCAGAGGCCGACTCCTTCTGCGGCACGAAAAACTCAACTTCGTACTCCACATACAACTTACCAATGGGATCAGTATTGACACCCCCGGTTGTACCAACGAAGAAATTGCCAACATCATACAACTTCACATCGGTGCCGCTAGGGACAGCACCGGTGCGCAAATACTTGCGCTGCTGAATAATGTGCATAGATGCAGCATTCAATTTACAAACCAAATTCTTCCATGGTACATCCTCGACACAATCTTGATACGAAGCCATGTTGACTTCACTACTGGGAGCAGCATCACTAGCATCATAATCAGGTGCCAACAAAACACTGCCAACAGTGGTAGTGGAAGTGCGCGTTACATAATTAAATATAAGCTTCTTGAACCTATACTGCTCCCATTGAGCCGCCATAGGTGCCAGCCAAGGAAAAGTGGCCGTTAAACCTGGATTCAACGCAAATGACGTTGTGGTAAAACTTGTACTGTGTGAAATGGTGGCTATCAACTCACGATGCATTATACAACATGAATTACTACCATTATACTTAATGTTCGGCTGAACATTGCGTACAGTACTAGCCATCGAAACTGGCGCCGTAACAGCACGATCGATTGTAGTCGTGTAGCCCTTATTACTAACAGCTCGAGAGGCGGGCACCTTCCTCTTTGGCTGTCCCTTGTTTTGAGGCGCGGGAAGCGCCTTCATTGCATTACCATTTCTTCTGTTTCTAA